AAATAATCAGGGCACCAAATGCGCCGGTGATGGCCGCAATGCCGGCTGCCATTGCTAAGGCACCGCTACTGACCAAGGCGAAGCCGGCGAGCATAACAGTTACGAAGACAAATAAGCCTTTAGACGCCAGAACAATCTCTTCTTTATTTTCTATTATCCACGCTGTGAGAGTGCGTAAATGCGTTATTGCTCCGGTAAGGGCTGGGGTCATTTCCGCAACTAACGCATTCCAAGCTTCTTGGAGAGTCATCATTGATTGGGCTCTTTCTTCCATCGCCTCTATTTCTGCTGAAGTCATCCCAATATTGCCTGTTAAACTCTCCATGTTGCCCGACAGCAACAGAGCGAGATCATTTACTTCACTCAATCCTGCAGCTTCAGTATAAAATTTCTCTACTAAACTAAGAATCTTGCCGATATCCATGCCGGTGATCTTAGACGCAATTGAAAGTCTCTTAAACGCATCGACACCCTGATTGCCAAACTTAGCGAGTTGTGGGGCGGCCGCTGCAAATTCGCTAGCCATCGCTTTAGGGGTTTTGCCAATATCAATTGCTAATGCAGCCAATTCTAGTTGGGTTTGACTAGCTTCGAATTCGGATTGTCCCAAAGCCTTAGTGGCAACTTGAATACCCGTGGCGGCCGCAGATGCCTCAACTCCCAATTTACCTAATGTCACAGTTACGCGCGTAAGCTGTTCTTGTTCTGCCTGGGTTATATTCGCAAACTCAGTAACACTGTCATATAGTGTTTCATATGTTGCAGCAACGTCTTTTAACTCGACACCCAGATCGCGTGTTGCTACATATACTTCAGTAATACCCTGAGCAGTTTCGAGAGAGGCGCCTGTAGCTCTCTGGAACGCTTGCTCTGTCTCGTAGAGAGCGGCCGCCAAATTGAGCATATTATCTACCATCGTGTAGATATATTCACTCCCAAGATTGACCATCATTGTATTAAACTCTAACCACGATTGAGGTTCTTCGAACATTTTTTTTCCGACGCGGTATAGTCCTTCCATCGATTTACCTAGATTTTTACTGCTCGCTACAGTTTTCTCAGTTATTTTGAGATTAGCAGCCAAGGACGATCCGAACTCTGTGGTTGCATCGACAGTTCGCCGCACGCGTGCATCAATTCTAGCTTGAGCTTGCTCCGTTGCTTCCTGCCGCGTTTTTTCGCGTTCGTCCGCTTCCTCTTTCGCTTCGGCCTCTTGTTTGGCTGCCGCTTTTTTAAGCGCTATATGCTCTTTTAATGCTTCTTCCGTGGCGGCGTGGCGCTCGGTCTCACGATCAAACGCTTCGTCGCTCACCTCTTTTAATTCTTTCAGCGCTTCAAGGTTCTTTTTGTCCTGTTCCCATGCTATGAATTTTTGTTCATTTATCTCTTTCTGGCTTTTGTTTTGCTCTTCCAAGGAGCGCGCCATGGCGCGCGCGGTTTCGGCGGCTTTGTGGGAGTCCTTCACAATCTGCCCCCAATCTTGTGGCTCGGCGGGGGCTGCCGGGGCGGCTGGTGTGCCCGCGCCGGTGGGTCCTTTCTCATATCCCGTTCTGATAGCATCACGGATTTCTTTTAAGAGTCGAATAGTTTCTGGGCTGTCGCCATTGGCCATAAAAAAAGTCCTCTTATTATTCTACAGTTAATTAGTTTCTGTAAAAAAAAGACAGGGCTCTAAAGCCCCGTCATTTCTTGCGTGCAAATTGATCCGGTATTGGCGGTTGGTTATGTGCGCCTAAAGTTTGAGTGGTCGGTGATTGTCCACGAGAAGCTGCTTTATATGCTTCCTGCTCTGTTTCAAGCTGCTTAACAAGACGTTCAACAAACCACTTTCTCAATCCAATTGGCAAGTTATAAGCTTCTAAAAAAGACCATCCACCGGAATATTTTAAAAAGAAAAACTGCTCATATATATGCTCCATATAGTCATCGGTCAGGCCAAAAAAAGTCCGCCGAAAGCGGCACCTCCATTTCCTGAGCATAATCGCACTCCGAGCATTCAAATATTTGAGTCAGATCCACGTGAGGAGCCACATCACGATAAGCTAATCTTAAATGGCGTGCATCTAAAGAGGGCAGATTTTCAACTACATAATTAACTACTTGAGGCTCACTACTCTCATTAACTGCAACAATAATCTGAGCTAATTGACGTGTAACATTCCTTTCCATATCTTTCTTTTTACGATCTGTCGTAACACCCTGAAGGAGGTTCTTTTCGTCTTTACTTGTAAGCATTTTAAAGGTGATAACTAAGCCAGTATTCGGCAGTGTAACATTAAAGGTTCCATTTTCATTATGGATAACATCATAAGTTTCTAATTCTCCTCCATGTACTATTGTGGCCGTATTCAAATTAAAACAGTAGCTTTGAGCAACACCACATTCCGGACAATTAACGCTAGTAGTATAATCCGCACCATAGCCCGCAACTCGTGTAGCAATAATAATAGCGTTTTTGTCTCCTATTAATAAGGAATCAGGATCAATATTCTTATCTACAATTAAACTTGCAATAACACGTTCTAATGCTACACCTTTTTTAAGAAGAGTTCTAGATGTAAGAATATCTTCTTCTTTGGCAGTCATTTGTTTAATCTCCACACAATCCTTTCCATGGAGCGGATGATCTGGAGAGTAAAAATTACCCTGTGAAGGTAAATCCACAAATTCTGTGGGGATTACAAACGAAAACGCATTACCGTCTCCTTGTAATACTGGGGTGGGGGGGCTAGCTACTTTAGGGCCGCTTCCTACCCGGTCTTTATTTCTTGACAATTAACACCTCGTCTAATTTATTATCCACTAAAGAACTCAGTACCTTGAGAGCCATTAACGGCGGATGATGGATTGGCAGTCTCCACCCGGGCCCAATCATATTTTAATGTCAAAGTCGTTTCAGTAAGATTCTCATCTCCATAAGAAAGGTCAGAGAATTTCATATCCTGAATATAAGAATTCCATAATGTCCACGTCTCTAGAGGGTTACCATCAGCATCAAGTTGGGTGATGACCACCGTTCCCAATGCCGAAGCTGCCTTAGCTTTAGAAATAGTACCCAGTGACGTGGAATTCGTGGGGGGAGAATAACCTGATTGCACGAGAATATCTGCTAATGTGGCAGTTACATCCGGATTAACGGGGTCTACTAGAGTCATGGTCAACTCTTGCCAACTTACATTCCCAGGGTAATAAAAGGTATGATTAAGATATTTATGTTCTGCTGAAGTAATAGCGAACGAGGGCTTACCAGTAGTTTTAGCATACCATAGGCTTCCCCCGTCTGCTTCAATTCCATTGAATTGAACGAGAAATCTAAAATTTCTCTTGGGATCTTTAAGGGTAGCATCTTCTCCAAAATTTGTTGACCAGAATGGCATATTTAAGAACTCCTCTTGTATCTTTCTAAATTAAATAGTGTCTGTGGGAGAAAAAGCTCCCACTCTTTTAGTCATCGAAGGAAGCACCAGTGGATGTAATCACAAAGTCAATTGCAATGTATTCAATAGCGCGGGCTGGCTTAATCATGATCTTCGCATAGAGAATGTTCTGATCGATTAAGTCGGGGGTTGTAGTAGATTCATCAAGAATCAACTTATAATCTGTGATACCAAACTGCGTCTTCACATTGGAGAGCAATGGTTCAATAAGACCCTTGAAACGGTTCCATGTGGCTTGAACATTTTGTTCAAACAGAACCTTTGTGGCCAACACTGAAATTCGCTTCTTCAAGTAAATAACGAGCCTTCTCACATTAATCCTATCAAGTGCGCTTTGACGCTGTTGAAGTGTCTTCTGTCCGAAGACTACGATTCCCGTAGATGGGAAAGAAGCAATGGGGTTAATATCGGCATCATAAAGCAAATCACGTTCTTTCGAGGTGAGCCTCTGTGTAACACCTGTAACGGGGATACCCGCAGCACCCTCTGAAAGACCACCTCTGTTAAATCCTGCTGGAGCAAACCAGACGGCTGTGCGCTTCTCAGAGGAAGCTAAGACACCCATCATTGCCACAGAAGGTGGAATCCACAACATGCGCCCACTGTTTTCGTCGCGGGTTTGAACCCATGGATAGAATGTCGCGCCATAACTAGAATCAATAATTCTATCTCGCAGAGATGATACAGCCTGTGTGGGGGTAGCCTGCAAACGTTGAGGTTTGGTAGGATAATACGCCTCGGCTCGTGGAACATATACATCGGGCAGATCAATGACTGCCATTGCATCCGCTCGCTCTTCACATACGTTAATCATATGTGTTGTAAGACTCGGTAACGTTAAACCGGGGGCAGTCAGCAAGTTCATATTAAGTACCTCGGGATCTGCTATGGTATCAATCGCTCTCTTCCAAGTATAGAAGATAGAATTATTAAGATTTGTAGGACTCCCGGTCATTCCCTTGTTATAGACGGGATCCGGCACCGTGATATCAAACCCATCGAAGGCACCGAAAATCGGAGTCGTGAATTTATCATAACCGGCATTAAGTAATGTGGTGTAGGTAAAGGTAGGTCGAGCACTAATGCTGGTACCGGCGGCACGACTTCCCGACTGATAGAAATAGGCATTAGCACTTGACGATGCGATGTTGTCCAGAGAAAATACTGTGGAATAATCATCGACGCCTGTAGCGCCACCGTCGC